GCTAATTGCCGTCTGATGCTGTTGGATCCGTAGGGTTTGTGTTCTCAGTCTCCACGACATTGAAGTCCTCAACTGATTGCAACCACACGTCATAGTCACGCGGCTCACGCTTCAATGCGTTTAGGCGATGCCAGGCCATGTACATCAAGTCATCAATGCCGATGCCTGCTTGCAGGTCTGAAGCGCGGCGCTTGAACTTGCGTTCCCACGCAGCAGCAGTCGCAATAGTCGTTGTGACTGTCTCTGAAACCAATTCCGCTGCTGGTGTCCTAAACGACACCTGAATTGTTAATTTCACGGAGTCACATCCTCGACCAGCACGCCGCCAGTAATCGTGATTTCCACTTCGGACAATTCACCGACCGAGCCGTTCACGACATCGAGCGACTCGAGGAAGCCACCAGTTACTTGGAACTCTGGGTTTGTGGCTGAGATAGCAGCCGAGGTTGGCTTTACTGCGACATACACGTTGGTGCCGACCAGGCTGGTCAAGTCAATGTAGGTTCCCGGCGTTGCCGAGTACTCCATGAGCAGCGTTGCCGTGACAGTTACATTGGTGAGTCCACCAACGAACTGACGGCCAGTGTTGCCGAATGATGTTGAGTCAAGCGCTTCACGCGCCTTGGTGATGACAACTGACTTGCATTGATCCGTCAAGTCTTTAACTGAGCCGGCAGCGGCACCGATGTTGAATGTTGGTGATGCAAGGTATGTCGTTGCGTTGGCCATGTAGCGAATCTCCTCGAAGTAGAGGGTCGCTGCTTACCCGATGCGAAGTCTAGTAGCCCTATGGGCTTACTTTGGTGCGAATGGTTAGTTCATAGGCCGCGTACTCTGCACCACCGTAGGACACCGTAGTTGGCCTGGCATCCGTCAAGCCAATTTTGGCTGCACGTATCAGGTCGGCTGTGTCAAGCAATGTGTCAAGTGTTTGATTGTCCCCGGTGCCCATGGCGATTACCACGACACGGAACTCCATGTCTGCTACCACGTTGGTTGGCATGCTGATGGTAGGTGCCTCGACTAGCGCGCATGGTGGGTTCAGGTTGCGTGGATCGTTGAACACTTTTAGCCCGGTGATCGTCTGAAGTTGCGTGACCAGTTGGTCGTAGCCATCTTTAAACATGTTGCTCATGTCAGGCCACCTGTGGCTTGTTGACTCCGAGCAGTCGCAATATCTGGCCGTAGTTGCCTGTGACCGGGCCACCTGTGGCTAGTGGGTCAAATGATGCGAACGCATCAGCCGAGCCGCGTTCACGGTAAAGAATTGCCGCGTATTGGGTGGTACCTAGTTTGACATCAAGCCCTGGCACGGTGCTGGCTGAGTCAAAGTAGCCCGACTCTTGGCGGCGACGGTAGGCGAATGCGTTAGCGGCACCGACAGCCATCGTGGCGACATCTAAATCCGAACTCGGATTGGTGAGCGTAAAGCCGAGGTAGTCCTCGAGGTCGCCCAAGGCAATCCATGTGCAAGTGATGGTGTAGACGCAGGTGCCGGTGGCAACTGCACGTTCCTGATCGGCTGTGCTGACAGCGAACAGCACTTGATTTGGGATGATGACGTTGTAGTCGTATTCGTAATCGCCCTGCTCGGATACGCCTGTGAAGTAATACTCAGGCAACGCAAGAATCTTGCGACTGCCGTTAAATGCGGCGCTTACGCCGGCCAGCGTGATGCTTTGCCCGACCTCGAAGTCGTGTGGCTCCAGCAACTGCACGACACCAACATTGCTGATCACCTGATTATGGGTGACAGAGTATGTCGGCATCGTGCAGTGTTCCCTGGAGGTGGAACTTGATTAGGCGATTTCGACAAACTTGCTGTTATCAATCATCAAGGTTGCGAGGTATCCGCGGAACTTGATGATGCGTGACAGCGAGCCATCGGTTGCTTCAACCTGCACTGCACCCTTTTGCTGTTCGTAGATCTCAAAGCCATCTGCCGCACCGATTGCGAAGAAGTCGCTTTCGTATGGGCATACGACGACTGAAAGGCCGAATGCGTTGCCTGCCAGCGTTCCGGGTGAAACATTGCCGAATGCGTTCATTGGGCCGACTTGTGGGAACAGTGGTCGGTCGGCGTCGTCGCTCAGTTGACCGAGCGCACTCCAGAACGAAGGAGACACGAACATGTGCGTTGGCAAATGGCTGCTGGCGTTGAGAATGGTCGTCGATGCGCCGTAAATCCACGTGGCCCAAAGGTCAGGTTTGGTCGTGTCAAATGCAGCGCGAGTGGTGGTAATGCCAGCCTTGAGTGCTGCCTCAACTGCATCCTCGGTCTGCTTGCCGTATTCACGAGCCATGTCGTCGATCAGTGCACCCAAAACTTCTGGTTCGCTCCAGTCGATGTCTTCCTCGGACAATTTGACGTAGCCACCGTAAACGGCTTTGGTGACGTTTTCTTTGGAAACGACAAACGTGCCTGCATCAAGCGGCTGGTTTTCGCCGTTGCCTAGACCAATCGTGGTGTGCGTTGTGACCTTCGGGCGCGAAAATACTTTGCCGCCACCGGGCATTGCGCGAGAACCGATTGCATCAATGACTGGTCTACGACCAATGAGGTTGTTGTAGACCGGTGCGAGGATTGGCGTTGGCAAAAGGCCAGGCGTGTCGGTCGTGATTACATCGGGCGCGGCGGCCTTGATCTTTGCGAGGAACTCTGCTGCGACTGCGCCACCTTGGCACAACTTGCTGACATATTCGCCAGCGGTTGGCATGACGAACTCTTTCTTTGGTGCAGCGAACAGCATTTGTGGTGCTGATGCAGGTGCTTCGACTGCTGATGCTTCGACCTTGACTTCGGACATTGGTGTTGACTCCTCTTGTGGTGCGGTCGCTGCAACCTCTGTAATGGTAGCACCCTTAAATGCTGGTGCTGTTACTAATGATAACTCCTGCCAATCCGCTTTTGCGATGACAAGGGTTCCTGACTCGTCGTAGGTGCCGTCAATGACTTCCACGCCGACCGAAACAGCGTCAACTGCTTCGTCTTTGATGAGTTCCAGCATGTCGTTGCCTTCGCTGGTGGCGCTGATTCGGGCTGTGAACACCATGCCATCCTCGGCATCAATTCGCCCGGTCACTACGCCAACTGGCTGCTCTGCGTCGTGATACTTCAACAGTTTCGGCTTCTTGCCTGTGACTGGAAGTGATCCGCGCTCAAACCTGACGCGAGTTCCGTCGCTGACGGTGGCCTCGACTCCCCAGGGCACGGCAATGCCTGAAATGGTGCGTGGCGATTCGCCATCCTCGGCCAATACGAATGTGTTTTGTGCTGTTAAGCGAATCATGATGACTCCCTTTCGTTTACGGTGTTAGGTTCCCGGTCAGGTGCAGCGTTGTCCTGACCGGGTTCCATCTGTGCCTCCTCCAAGTACGAATCAACATCCAAATAAATGTAACGGCCGCGTGGTGTCACGTTATTCATGCTCAGTGTCTGCTCGATGCAATCAATGAACGGTTTGGCACCGAATAGGTAAAGGTCTTGGCGTGCTTGCTGGGCATTCTGATATGTCATGCCTGATCCGCTTGGTGCACCTACCAAGTAGGGCGGAATGTTCGCTACGCGAGCCATTTCTAATGCCTGATAGGTGCGAGCCTCGGTGAGTTGCAGTTTGGATGGATCCATGTAGGACTCTTTCCATTGCACGTATTCGTTCAACGCGGCTATGGCGTTGTTGTTTCGTGCAGCAGCGAATGCGGCAGCCAGTTCTGAGAGTTCCTCACCGCTCAACGGTTCACCAGATACTTGCTGCAGTACGCCTGCAGGTGTCTGGTTCTTGGCGAAACGCTCTGCGCTTGTATCAAGGTTGATGTTGGTACGTATCGAGCGTGCACCCATTGACAACAAACCTTGAATGGGGCTGATGAACTGGATGACATCGTTTGGATCAAGTCGGTTGCCGTTGAAATAGATTTCTTTGCTTGGGCCGAACCATTGTGGGCCAGCCTGGTCGCGTGTCTGCACATCGGCTGCAGGTATCCAGGTGAACGTGGCTGGGAAGCCATTTCCAAAACGCGAAGTAACTACCCAGAACGACCTGCCGATGAACAGCAAGTCATCCACTGTCCACGACATGATGAAATTGCGTGTGACGTTCGGATCAGGCTGATGAAACCAAGTGTCGTCAGGTAGGGCTATGTCCTCATAGTCGTCGCCTACCCATTGTTTTCCGTATTGGTGAATCTCTAGGCAGCCGACCATTGAGCAAATCAGGTCGCGTGCCCGGCTGATAGTCGGAATCTGGATTGCGGCCTGCCGATTGAAGTCGGTGCTGTAGGTCATGAAGTTGCCTACATACGGATTACCTGCAGCACCAGCAGCGCCAATGTACTTTTTGGGTGATGGTGTAGCGGCGGTGCGCTTCAGACTGAATGCCATGGTGGTGTCAGTCTAGGCACTTGATGCAATCATCGGTCGGTTCACCATCGGTCGTGGTCGTGATGACATTCCGACAGCCCACACCAGGCATCGGGCTAACTCGATAGGGCCACTTGACTTGGTGCTGCTCAACGCAATCGCCCCAGGTGTTTTGACTGCTACTGCTCGGCCGACATGCTCAGCCAACATCGTCTCACCAGTGTGCGCGACTCGACCTTCGTTGATTAGTTGTCTGACCGTGGATGTGTAGCGACCAATCTCTTGGTAGCCGACAATGACGCGCTTGCGCTGTAGATCGGTTGGGCAGTTCGTGTCGAGTGTTGGCGTAATCGCAACAACTAAGCCTGGGTTGCTAGCCAACTGTTGCCGTACGTTATCCCATACCTGTGTCATAGTTTCGCACATGAATGCGACAGTCGCAGTCAGGATTCCAGCAGAGTTCGCGTTGGTACGTACCGCTACGTATCGGCCATCGTCTACCGACACTTCGCACGCAAGGATTCCACCGGGCATCGGCGGCTTGTCGGTCTTGCAAGATTCCCAACGCCCTGGCGCAAGCCATGACAACTCGGATTGCACCCATAGGTTCACGCTAGATCGGAGAAAGCCAGCACGATTCGGGCCTTTGGCTTCTTGCTCAATAGTGCGTATGTCAAGCGTGTGACCAAGTGCAGGGTTGGCGTATTCCCAGGCGGCTTCACACATCGGATCTATGTCGGGTGGTGGCGAATACTCAGCCAGGTACACACCCGAGGGTTTGTGTTCGTCTATGGCGCGTATGCCTTGCTCACGCCAACGCAACATTGCAATGGAGTCCTCGGTGCCAGCAGTTGACCACATCGAACACAACGGATTTAGCCTTGCGCGCTGCGTCGGCAGCAAGCCGATGTCTAGTGTCTCGGAGTCAATACCGAATACCTCGTCGGCAATGATTAGGTCGCACGACATACCGTGACCTGATGATGGCCTGGCGGCTTTGACATACCACACCGAATCACCGATACGGATATTGTTTCGGCCGTAAGCCCACGTGGCTTTGACACCAAACTTCGCTTCAAGTGTTGGTGCTAAGTCTTGGAACAGTGCTGTCGCTAGATCAAGTCGGTGTGCCGTGGTGAGGATTGTTTGTGGCCCGGCTTTGATGGCGTAGTCCGTGAGCCACCATCCGAGCAGCGCTTTGAGGGCAACTGTTTTTCCGTTTTGTCGAGCGACGGACACAAGCGATACGTGGTTGATGAAACGCCCTTCGGCATCGTAGGCAAGTTGACCGTCAAGAACATGCCGTTGCCAGGGCATGAGTTCAACTCCGAGAATACGCTGAGCCCATTTTGCGACATCAGGCCCATACGTTCCGGCCGCATCCTCAACGATCGTTTCAACGCGCGGTAAGTCATGACCTTTTCCTTTTCGTTCAGGCTTTGTCTTTTTGGATAAAGAGAGTGA